TGGATCAGCGGCACCAGACCCGCGTAGTCCTGGAGGTCTTGCGGCGCAACCGAGATCCCAACGATGATCGTCATGGGATCACTTCTTCAGGTAGGGGCTGTACGTCACGAAGGCGGGGTTCTCCTGGAAGAACTTGCGAACGGCCTTCTTGCGCTCCTGCGGGTCCTTGATCAGCAGGACTTGCGCGTAGAACGCGGGCGGGATGGTGCCAACGATCTTGCCCTCGCCCCAGCGCTGGCCCTCTGTGGCCTCGCGCGCCTGCTTGGCGTACTCCACGTAAGGCTGCGCATCGAACGCCTTTTCGATGACGATCTCGCCGTCCGCGAAGTGGGTACGGGTCGTGATCCCCGTCGCCTGGCTGGTGCCCTCGTTGATGATGAGCGTGCTCATGGTGTCCTTTGCATCGGCCAGAAAAAAGGCCCGCCGAAGCGAGCCTCTTCACAAGCCGTCTGCCCCTGTCAGGCGGTGAGATCCGCCACTTTGAACATCGCGCTTTCGGAGGTCACGCGGAACGTGGCGTCCACCAGCACCTGTTCGCGCACCGAGTCGCCAGACTTGCCCAGCGAGTTGGACTGGAAGCCGCGCAGGTACACGGCCTGGCCGTACTGCGGATCGATGCCGTAGACGCGGGTAGCGCCGGACATGATGTAGTGCGGCACGATCTCCATCTCACCGAAGTCGGACATGTACACGTCCGCGCCACCGATGATGCGGCCCTGCTCCTTCTTGCTGACCTGGAAGCGGTTGACGGCGATGCCGGAGAAGCCGCTGAAGATCTGCTTGTGGTTGGCCGACATCACCACCATCGGGGGCACCTTGCCCACCGCGTTGAAGGTGTTTTGCGCAGCCGTCTTCAGCAGGGTTTCCGTGAAGGTGCGGGCCGTGCCGGCGGTGACGGCGGTCGTCGGAGCGCCCGAGGTGTGGGCGGTCGTGGCGCCAGCGCCGTTGTGCAGCGCGTTGGTGTAGATCAGCACGCCCAGGCCGCCCGCTTTCGGGGCGGTGCCAGCAGCGCCGGCCACGGCAGGGTTGGCCGACAGCAGCGCGGCTTCCATGTCGCGCTGCAGCTCCTTGTACGCCTTGGCCTTGTGATAAGCCATGGCGGATTTCATGCCGGCCTTCTTGACCACCTCGGCACGGCCGGAGACGGCGATGGTGTCCTGGAAGATCTGGCAGTAGTTCGCCACCCGGCCCGGAGGCGTCTTGGCGGTGGCGGTCGCGTCGTCGCCGTCCAGAGCCGCGTTGTCCGCGTTGGCCGCGCGCAGGGTGTCGCGCTGCCACTCGTGGTAGGTGTTCTCGGCGGTGTCGCGGCCGAAGCTGGAGATCACCGGGGTTTCCTCCGGCGAGGTGTTGGTGATCTTGTCGATCAGGTCTTCACGGACGTTGTTGTTGGCCGTGTAGCGGGTGTAGATGTTGGTCGGCAGAGCCATTGAAATCTCCTCGGGCGCCTCTCGGCGTTACGAATTGGCGATGTAAGCAGCCAGGTCCGACAGCTTGGCCTTGCCGGAAGAAAACTTCCGGTTCAACTGCTGGGTCCGCTGCTCGTTGGCAGGCACGCTCTGGCGCTGCGGCAGCTTCGGTGCGTCTTTCACCTTGGCCGTCACTTGCGCCTTTTGGTCCTTGAGTCCCTGGTAGGCCAGGGCGTCCCGGATGATCAGCACCGCTTGCGGGTTGGTCAGTGAATCGAGCATCTGTCGAGGGATGCCGTACTTCTTGCTGGCCTGTTCGTACATGGTGGACAGCTTGGGCTTGTCGATGCCCTGCTGACCCAGCACGCCCCACGCGCGGGAGATCTCCTTTTGCGCCTCGGCTTCCAACTCCTGATGCCGCTTGGCTTGCTCATGGGTCATGCCCTGCTCAAGCTGCGCCAGCACGGATTGGACGGCTTGGGCTCGCTGCGACTCCGCGACCCACGCTGCGGGGTCCGAGTGCGCGAGTTGCGCCATCTCCTGAGGGCTCCTCAGGCCCGCGAGCTGCAAAACCGCAGCGCGTGCCAGTTGCGCCTGTTGCAGGTAGTGGCTTCTGCCCTCCTCCAGCTTGGTCGCAACTTGCTGCGTGATCTCGCGTTCCTGATCTGCCAGCGCCTGCGTCTTGCGGGTGTAGTCCGCATGTCGCTGGTAGCCGGCAATCAACTCCTTCTCATCCACCTCGATCTCGGTGGACGACCCGTCTTCGCCCTTGACGGGAACTTTGAACTTCAGGCCGCTGGTCTGCTCTTTGGGCTTTTCGGATTCGTCTTGCGACTCCTCGTCAGCAGGTGCTTCCTCGGTTTCCTCGGAGTTGTCCTCTTGGGGCTCCTCGGTGGTGGGCTCGTCTTCCTCGATGTCGGCCTGGGGGTTGTCGACAAGGAATTGAGCTACGTCGTCAATGGAGACGGGGCCGTCGTCGGCTTGTCCGTTGGACATTGAGCTTCTCTTTCAGTCTGAACCGCCGCCACAAGGCACCGGAGGCGGTTGGGGCGCATCGCTGCGGACCCGGATGGCTGGTGCTGGCCGGATTACTTGGCGCTCAGAGCACCCGGCGCATGATCTTGCGCGCCGTGGACTCATCCCGCGCCCGGTCGATGTCCAGTTTGCGGTGTGCGAGCTTGCCCGCCTCCACGTACCCGGACAGCAGCCCCTCGAACGTGTCGGCAAGCCGCATCATCTGCAAGGTCAGGGTCTGCCCTTCCTTGTCGCGCAGGGAGCACTCCTTCCACTTGTTGACGATGGAAGCCTTCAGCGCCTCCATGGCCTCGATGTAGGCGGGGTTTTCGAGCACCTGGGAGGCCGACAGCCCCCGGTCGCTGATCTGCTGGTCGGTCATTCGTCACCCGCCGTCATGTTGCGCGCCGCCTCGGCCGATGCCGCATTCGTGGCGATGTCCGTGAGCTTCGTCTGCGCCTGGATGTTCGCCGCCTCGATCTTGGTGGCGTTGTCGAACTGCACCTTCCACATCTGGAACTCCATGTCCCGCTGGTGCTTGCGCTCCTCGGCCTCGATGCGCAGTTGCTCCAGCGCCATCTCGTTTTGCATCCGGCGTTCCTCGCGGTCGGCGTCACGGGCGTCGTTTTGCGCCTGCACCTGGAGATCCGCCTGCTTCTTCTGGATGTCCAGTTGTCCGGCCTGCTGCGCCAGTTGCAGCTTCACCTGGCCGTCTGCCTGCGCCTTGAGCAGTTCCGGCGGCGTGCCGGGCTGCGGCATCGGCTGATCACCCGGATCGTCGTAGAAGTCGCCCACGTTCTTGAAGCCGGCGTTCTCCACGATCTTGGAAAGCGTGTTGTAGATGTGCTTGGGCTTGAGCATCAGCCCGGCCAGCGGGGTCTGCCCAAGCTGCGCCTGCATGCCAGCAATCGACTGCAACAGGATGGCCTGCTGCTGCTTGTCGCCCGTGCCCAGGCCGACGTTGATGGTCATGTCATAGCCATCGCGCCATTCCTGCGGGTCGTACTGCACGAACTCGTTGCGCAGCCGGAATGCCAGGGGCTCCATGTCCCCTTCGGTCAACAGGCGGAAGATGCCCTTGAAGATCGGCTTGACCAGCGTTTCCGCGAAGATGCGGGCGATCAACTCGATCCGTGCCGCAGCGGCGTTGGCGGTTTGCGAGACTTCCGTGGCCGTGCGGTCGTGCCGAAGTGCGTTGGCGTCGATGCCCTGCTGGGCGCGGCTGACCCCCGTGCGCTGCTCGCGCATGAAGTCGATGTACTCCAGCATCGGGAACATCTGCCCGCCCACCCACGGCGTGACCTGTTCCTGAATGGCATCGGCCGAGCGCTGGCGCAGGATGCGACCCGGAGCCGAGGTCATCAGGTCATCGATGTTCGCCAGCGGGCTGCCCATCGCGTCCGTGAGCACCTTGGTGCGCGGGTTGTTCGCCAGGGCAGCGGAGTTGACCATCTGGCGGGTCAGTTCCGTGCGCAGCTTTTGCAGGTCCGAGACGATCTCGGCCACGCTCATGCCGTCCCAGCGGTGCGGGTTCAGGATCGGGGAAGCCGTGGCGAACGGAACGTCCTCGGCCTCCTGGTTGTCCAGGATCTTGTTTTGCAGCCGGTAGATGCAGCGCCGCTCGGCAATCCCGTCACCGTCGTAGTCCACCAGCACGTACTCGATGCGCAGATAGCCCTCGGCCTGGCTCTCGTCGTCGGACTCCAGATCCGGCGTGTCGATTCGCCCGCCGTCCGTCTGCCCGCGCTGGGTGTCGCGGAAGGTCTTGTCGCCGCTGGCCTGTACGTCGCTGGAGTCCTTCAGGTCGTCCGCGCTGACCTTGAAGCCCATCTCCCGCAGATCGGAGAGCGTCACCCGCAGGATGCGCGCCACGTAGGGGCAGTCCTGAAGCATCGGGCTCGTCCAGTCCCGCTTGATCAGCAGCTCCTCGGGCGGGAAGGCTTCGACCTTGACCGTCTTCTTTTCCCGGTAGACGCAAACCTTGGCGTCGTACATCTCAATGGGCTGGCCCAGCTCGTCCACCGCCTGCACCGGGGTGGCCGCCTCGATCTCCGCTCCCTCGCCGGCCTGCTGCAAGACCATGGCGAGCATTTCGGCGGAAGCGCCCTTGACGGGGATCGTGTCCTTGACCCGCTTGGTTTCCTTGCGCCACATGACGGCGCAGTTCTTCACCGTCAGCGCATCTTTGAACGCGGTGTAGAGCGTCAGGAAGCCGTCGTTTTGCTTGTAGAAGACGTAGTTGCAGGCGTCGGTGGCCTGCTGCGAGCCGGCAACGTCCTCGGCGCGCACCGGGTCGAACGTCACCGCCTGGTCGGTGGAGGTGAAGATCTTGAGCAGCGCGGGAAGAATCCACTCCACCGTGTCCTGTACGTCGGAGGTGACGATGGAGGACCATCCCTCCTGCTCCGTGCCATAGGGCAGGCGGTAGTACTCGCGCATGGACTCCAGTCGCTCGGCGGCGAGCGGACCCCATGTGAAGGCGGCCGAGTCGTCCTCCTGCGCTTGCAGGATGGACAGCAGCCGCTCGTCGTCCATGCGTTTCTTTGCCATCACTCAGCCTTCTTCGGTCGGCCCGGTCCGCGCTTGATGCGCGCCGTCGTGCTCAGGTCGGCAACCGTCGCCTCGGCGTTCGGGTCTACGGCCTGTGAATCACCTTCGGAGCCGATCCACACGGGCATCTCCACCACGGGCAGGGCGACGGGCTCGGCCAGCAGCTTTTCCAGCGCCTCGCACAGCCGCTGCTGGTCGGGGTGGTTCACCCGTCCCATCGCGGTCAGCCGCAGCACTTGCATGATTTCGTCAGCTTTCACTGTTGTCCCTCAGTTCCTGGGCCATGTCGCGCAGCCATTGGGCGCA